CTCGACAAGTTCGAGAGTGTGGTAAAATTTGATAAGGTAAAAGGATTCTCCCGTATAGTCTCATGAATATACCTAACTGGCAACATCACTCCAAGAAGGATCAAAAACGAACTCTCAAACCACAAGCGTTGAGAGAGCGTAGAGCAGCACTACAGGATCTAAAGCGTAAAATCAGATATACAACGTTTTCCCACGATACCATTAGAATTATATAAATATTTGAAAAATAGTATAATACAATGTCTGCCAAAAAATTTATTTCGATTCAGGAAGCATATGCTTCTATCTACGAACAAAAGGGCAAAGAAGAAGATAAGAAAGAAAAGGACTGCGTAGATAAATCTGAAAAGGGTGCACACAACTGTGCTAAGAAAGTTTGCCATGAAGAGTTTGGTGAAGGAAACTGTGTCTTTGGCGAACACGCAGAACCTGACAGATATGGATTCGTAAGTCATTATGATGTTCTGTTTGAGCATGGTGTTGAAAGGGGTGTTCCTGTAGACGAGATGCGAGTTCTTACTATGGAAGCACATCCTGGTCATAAGACCATGTATGCTCATACTGAGGTAGAAGGTGAGGACCTCACCGAAGAGATGATTGTTGAGGAGATGGGTAGTCACGTTTATGATCTTCTTGAAGTTTATCTGATGTCTGAAGGTGCTACTGAAGAGGAAGTAGCATATATCGTTGAAAATGATATGGAAGAATTGATTGACGAGGGCATACTTGGCGCAGCATTGAAAATTGGTTCTAAACTTCTCAAGGGTGGAAAACTTTTGAAAGGGGCAGGTGCTGCTATTAAGAGTGCAAAAGTTGCTTTCAAGGGTTCAAAGGGGGCAGGTTCTGCTGTTAAGCAGTTGGGCAAACTTGGATCTGGTAATGTAACAACTGCAGGTGCTAAGATGGCACCAAAAGCAGGAAGTAGAGCTGCACAACTCCAAACAAAATATGGTATTGGTGCAGAAAGAAGTATGACTTCTGCTAAGAGAAAAATTATTGATAGAGCTAGATCTCAAGTTAGTTCAGCTGAAAGGCAGCAGAAAATGGGAAATGCATCTCAATCATATGTTGATAAGGCTAAGTCAGCACTTGACAAGTATCTGAAGGCAGGATACAGTAAGTATGGTGCTGATCTTCCTATGGCAGGTAAAGGTTCAAAAGCAGCAAGACGTGCTGCGGAACTTAAGAATAAGTGATCTAAGACACTTTTTAAACTGTCCACTGGGAGGTCTTAGGACCTCCTTTTTTTGTATAATAGGTTCATACGCAACAAAGCAATGACCGTTTCTCACGAAATCAAATCCCAACTTGCTAAACTCCTTGCTACTGAGGATTTGATTGTAGAGAATAAGAAAGTTGAAACTGCTTGCTTTAATGTTCATACTCGTGTGCTGACTCTGCCGATGTGGGAGAAAGCAAGTAACAATGTTTATGATCTTCTGGTTGCTCATGAGGTAGGACACGCTCTATACACTCCTGATGAAGATTGGATTAAAAACTATAAGATTCCACCACAATTTGTAAATGTGGTTGAGGATGTCCGCATTGAGAAACTGATGAAGCGCAGATACGCTGGCATCTCTAAGAGTTTCTATCGTGGATATAATGAATTGTCTGATGAAGATTTCTTTGATATTGCTGATGATGATGTCAGCACAATGAATCTTGCTGATAAAGCAAATCTATATTTCAAGATTGGTAATTTTGTTGATGTTCCATTTAATCAGAAAGAACGTGAAATCTTGGACTTGATTGCCAATACAGAAACTTTTGCTGATGTCCTAGAGGTTTCTAAGATCCTGTATGAATTTTGTAAGCAAGAGAGTGAAGATGATCAAACATCTGCAGAACAAGAGAAGCAAGATTCTAATGCAGAACCAAAGGATGGTCCCAAAGGTGATAATCCCGATGATACCGATAGTGAGACTGAAGAAGTTCAGGAAGATGAGTCCTATGGTGGCACTGCAGGTGGTGATGTAAATCAATCTATTCCACAAGATACTGATGAACCACAAGAACCTGAAGTTGAAACAATGAAGTCTCTTGAGGAAGCACTCAAGAACCTAGTCAACAATATGTCTATTGAGAATGAGTATATTGAAATTCCTGATATTGACGTTAGTAAGATGGTGATTAGCAATCAAGAACTGCACAATCGTTTTTCTGAATGGGATGATATTCCTGAAGAAGAGTTTTACTTTTCTGATAGATCTTTTCAAAAGTTCAAGAAGTCTGCTCAGAAAGAAGTTAATTATTTGGTGAAAGAGTTTGAGTGTCGCAAGTCTGCAGATTCATATGCTCGTGCTACTACTGCTCGCACTGGAGTTCTGGATTGCACTAAACTCCATACTTACAAATATAATGAGGATCTCTTCAAGAAAGTAACCACTCTTGCTGAAGGTAAAAACCATGGTTTGATGTTCTTGTTGGACTGGTCTGGTTCAATGGCTAACGTTATGGAAGACACTCTCAAGCAACTTTATAACTTGATGTGGTTCTGTAAAAAAGTCAATATTCCTTTTGATGTGTATGCCTTCACTAATGATTATCCTTGGAAGAAAGATAACACCTCATATTCTCGTGGTGTTTATGTTGCTAAGGAAGGTCTTATGATGATTCCTGACTGGACTAGTCTGATGCATATATTCACTCATAAGACTAAGTTAAAAGTCATGGAAGATCAAATGCGGAATATCTATCGTGTTGCTTGGACCTTCACCAGATACACGGGATATCGTATTCCTATTGGTTTGTCTCTATCCGGCACACCTTTGAATGAATCATTGGTTGCATTTAATTCTATTATTCCCAAGTTCAAACAGGACAATAAACTTCAGAAGGTTCAATGTGTTGTTCTTACTGATGGTGAAGGTTGCTCTAATAAGTTTCATAAAACAGTTCAACGTCACTGGGAAGCAGAACCATATTTGGGTGTACGTAGTTTCTCTGAAAACTGCTATCTTCGTAATCGTAAGAATGGTAAAACCTATCACGTTGGTTATAACTGGTGGGATGTTACAGATAGTTTTCTACGATTGATGTCAGATAGTCATCCTGACACTAACTTTATTGGTATTCGTGTTCTTGAATCTCGTGATGCTAATAGTTTTATGCGTCGTTATACTAATGTGAGTGAATTCATCACACTACAAAAGATTTGGAAGAAAGAACGTTCATTTACTATCCATAACTCTGGATACAATTCTTACTTTGCAATCTGTGCATCCTCACTCTCTACTGACACGGAGTTTGATGTTGATGAAGGAGCAACTAAATCAAAAATTAAAACTGCTTTTGCTAAGTCTCTAAAGGGTAAGAAGGTCAACAAAAGAATCCTCTCAGAGTTTATTGAACTCGTTGCCTGATAAATATTTCTATAAAACTAGGAATTAAAAATGTCAAGATTCGGAGAACTTATCGGTAAGGATGCACCTAAAGCAGCAGCACCTGCTCCAGCACCTGCACCAGCACCCGCTCCTAAAGCAGTAGCACCTGCACCTGTACCTGCTCCTCTGAAGGACGTTGCACCTAAGCGTAGTCTTCGCTCTAAGCAGTGATCCAATACTTCAACTGTCACAGATGGGCACTTCTAGTGCCCTTTTGCGGTTATAATAACTTCAGTTGAAACAAACAAACCAACATTATGTCCGTCTCTGCAGATTACATTCGCACTTCGCTTCAAGCAGTGTATGGAGAGTCTGTCACTTCTGGTGATATTCGTGCCTGGTGTGCTATGAATGGTTGCAACTACCAGACTGTTACCAATAAACTTGCCGATTATAAGACTGGTCGCGGCAGATGGAATCTTACTGTTCGTGAACAGATCGAACAAACTTACCAGTCTAGTCCTAACGTTATTCCCGATCGGGAACGTGAAATTCAAAATCTTATCCCTACAAAAGATGATACCTTCGTCAAGTTTGGCAATTTCGGTGATCTTAAGAAAATTATTCAATCCCGTCTATTCTATCCAACGTTCATTACTGGACTCTCCGGTAATGGTAAAACTTTCTCAGTTGAGCAAGCGTGTGCTCAATTGGGTAGAGAACTTATCCGTGTAAACATTACTATTGAAACCGATGAAGATGATCTTATTGGCGGTTTCCGCCTTGTTGATGGTGCAACCGTCTGGCACAATGGCCCAGTCATTGAAGCACTCCAACGAGGAGCTGTCTTGCTCCTTGACGAGGTTGACCTCGCCTCTAATAAAATTCTCTGTCTCCAGAGCATTCTTGAAGGAAATGGAGTCTTCCTTAAGAAAATTGGACAGTTTGTCCGACCCAGTGCAGGTTTCAACATCATCGCAACCGCAAACACTAAAGGTAAAGGTTCAGACGATGGACGATTCATTGGAACTAACGTGCTCAACGAAGCCTTCCTTGAGCGATTCCCAGTAACCTTTGAGCAGCAGTATCCTACTCCTGCTAACGAAGCAAAGATTATTGCTAAGGTTGCTGATACTCTTGGTGTAATTGATGACACCTTTATCTCCCGCTTGGTTGATTGGGCAGACATCATCCGTAAGACCTTCTATGATGGTGGTATTGAAGAGATCATCTCCACTCGTCGTCTGGTCCACATCATCCGTGCTTATAGCATCTTTGGTAGCAAAGCGAAGGCAATTGAAGTCTGTGTCAATCGTTTCGATGATGAAACCAAGCAGGCATTCCTAGAACTTTATGATAAAGTTGATGAGGACTTCCAAATGCCTGATCAAGAAGCAGTTGACGTTCAAACATTCTCTTGATATAATGGATAAGATAAAAGAGCAAATGCTTAACTCCTGGTCCCTTCTATACGATGAACTAAAAATGGATGAGTACCCCTATGCCGATAACTTCGGACAAGAATCAACTGGTGCAATTAATTTAAATATTGAAATGCCCAAAAACAACAATTACAAGTATAGTGAGGAAGAAATCCTCCAAGAATTGAAAGAGTATATCTCCAGCACGTATAAGCAACATTATTCTGCTGGTGATGACCAAATTCAGACTCTTGATCTGATTGAAGCGTGTGGTGATGGTGAAGCGTTCTGCCGATCTAACATCCTTAAGTATGCCTCTCGCTATGATAAGAAAGGCACTGCACGACGTGACATTATTAAGATTCTGCACTATGCTGTGCTTCTGATGCACTTCAATGACAAGAACGCCAAACGTGAAACTTACAACCAATGACTATGAAACTGTCTGACAACACCCTCAATATTCTCAAGAATTTTGCTGGGATCAATAACTCAATTCTTGTAAAGGAAGGAAATAAACTTCGCACTATTTCTATGGCGAAGAACATTCTTGCTGAAGCAGACATTAGCGAAGAGTTTCCTCGTGATTTTGCTATCTACGATCTGAACCAGTTCCTGAATGGTCTCAGTCTGCACCAGGATCCTGATCTGGATTTCAATCAAGAAACTTATCTGTCTATCAAAGAAGGTAAGCGTCGTGTGAAGTATTTCTTTGCAGATCCTAACGTGATTACTTCTCCTCCTGAGAAGGAAATTACTCTCCCTTCTGAAGACGTTTCATTCCAGTTGGATAGTGCCTCTTTGGAGAAACTGACTAAAGCAGCACAAGTCTATCAACTGCCTGATCTGTCTGCTATTGGTGAAGCAGGTGTTATCAAACTTGTGGTTCGTGATAAGAAGAACGATACCTCTAATGAATATGCAATCGTAGTTGGTGAAACTGAAGCACAGTTTACCTTCAACTTCAAAGTGGAAAACATCAAGATCATTCCTGGTGCTTACAATGTAGTTGTATCTTCCAAACTGTTGTCTCAGTTTACTAATACTAAGCACGATTTGAAGTATTACATTGCCCTTGAACCTGATTCTACTTTCGGTTGATGAAGATTACTAAAGAACTTCTTTCAGAGATTGAATGTGCTCTGGATATGCGAAAAAAAGATGGATCTAACATCTGGAATGATGATGATCAAATTCAAGTTCAGATTTCAGGAACTTTTGCAGCAGACAAGTTTATTGTTCTGAAGAAAATTACTCCTAAAGAGAATACTATTCCTGATCCTAACTTGAAACCTCATCATCAGATCAGTCACGATCCCAAATACCTTCTCCCTCTTGATCAACGTAAATGATTATTTGGTCTGCGAATCGATCAGTAGATATTTCTACTCCTGTAGATCTATTGAAGCGTCGTGAAGATTCTATTGACTCTATAGGAAACTATCGCAGTTCCTATTTTATTGAACCATCTTCAAGACCAGAGACTGATTACTTGGGAGATTTTTATACAAATCTCTGTGATGAGATTTGTTATGATCTTTTTCTAAAAGG